AACTACATCTGAACTTAATTCTTCTTTAACAACTTCTTTTACTGATTTTAATTCAGCAATTTCAGTTCTTAATTTTTCAATTTCAGCAAAGAACATTTCTTTAGAAACTGATTCTACGATTCTTTTTGGAGTTGCTGCAGTAGCTTGTGCTTCTACTTCAACTTCTACTTCTGCTTCAGGAGCTTCTTCTTCTACGACTACAGCTTCTTTAATTTCAGCAATAACACCTTCTACAGCTACTACTAAAATCATACCATCCTCTAATTCGTATTCTCCAACAGGCATAGGAATTCTTTCCTCACCATTAACAATGAAAACAGCATTATCCATTTCGAAAGCATCAGCTTCTAAAACAGTAACTCCATCTTTAAGTTTCATTTGAGCAAGTTTTACTTCCATACCCAAAAGAGTTTTGATTTCATTAATTACATTCATATTTACTTATTTAATTATTAAAGTATTCCTGATAATTGTTTCTTAAAACCATCTAATTCATTTATTCTTGAATCAGCAATTCTAATAGCATTATTCCAATCTTTTATTTGTTGTGTGTTATCTGCACTTTCACCAACTAATTCTTTGTATTTTACAGAAAATGTTTGTGAATCTTTAAACATTTTTACTCTTAAATCAACCATTTCTTTAGTATAAACATCAACTTTAGAAATAGCTTCTTTTAATGCTTGACTTCTTAATTGTTGTCCTGCTTTCCAAATAGTTTCTATTTTTTTTGATTCTTCATCTCCTGCTGCTAATTCAACTTTTGTGCTTGCTAATTCTGTTTTTCCAAACAAAGAATTCATTACAATTTTTTCCGTAGACATAATTTATTTTTTTATATTAATTAATGTTATTTATTTTTGTTATAAATTAGCCATTGTTTGTAACAATAGTTCTTGGTGCATTTGTGTTTGTAACTGTACTTGATTGTTGTGCTACTGTAGAACCAATTCCTTGTTCTTGTAATTCACCTTGGCAACATTCTGAACTATACGTTCCATCTTTACATAAACACCCTCTTTTTCCACCTTTTGGCGAACTTGTTTTATTTCCCATAATTTTATTTATTAATTTCAGCATTACTTATTATTGATTTAATTTTTTCAATTAATTCTAATTCTTTTTCTTGTTGCAAACTCATTTCTAATTTGTCTGCAAAGTATCCTTCAATAGAAAATCCTTTAACCTTACCTGTTTTAACAAAGTCATTCCATATAACATCATTATTAACTTTCATTGAAACAACCCAAGAACCTACAGGAGCATCTAAACCATACTTTTTAGATTTATCCATATCTGTATCTTCTACTATCCAAGATTCTACAATACTTAAATCTTTTAATTCTTTATCGTGTTCTAATGTAGCATTGTTTTGATTGCTATTCATTAAAAACAATTCACTTGCTTTACGTACAGTTTCATTTGAAAAGAAAATATAATATTCATCTTTACCATTTCTTCTGTAAATATGCTTATTAGGTATTAAAGCAGCACCCATTAAGATACGTTTTTCATCATCAACTTTAGCCAATTCTAATTGTTTGTTTAATGAAATAAAATTTGATTCTATTGCAGGGAATTCTACAATTGAAACTGCATCAACTCCTGAAAGTTCTTCGTTTTCGTCTATTATTAGTTCTATTATCTTCATATTATTAAAATAAATTAAATTTTGTTTTGTTTTAATTACTATAAACTTGCACCTCGTATAATATTTCTATTCAATGCTTGTGCAGTTGTAACATCATTTGATACTACGTATGCTTGTACAGGAGTGTTTTGTTGTGTTCCTATTGTTTGTGCTAATTGACTTGTTGAACTTGAACCAACTACGTTAAATTGTGGAGCAGATGGACCTGAACCCATACCTGCAGAACCACTTGGAGCAGAACCACCACCACCACCACTTGGAGTAGGGACAGATAATATTGCTTGTACATTTTTCAAACCACCTGCAATAGCTAAACCTGCAGAAATATAAGGATAAGCAGGACCAAGTATAGATATTGGATTCTTTTGTGCATTTAAAAAGGCTGCTTGTGCTGCTGCATAAGTATTTATAATTGTAGCTGCTACTGCTGCTGCTTTACCTGCTGCTGTATCTCTACCCATTAAATCAGAAATATTAGTCAATAATGCTGCAGCCCTTTGTGCTTGTTCAATTTTAGCATCTGTTTCTAATTTTGCAATTTCAATTCTTCTTTTAGAATTATCTTGTGCTACTAAAGTTTCTGCTATTTGATTTGCAGTTATTACTTTTAAAGATGCTTCTGAAATTCTTGCAGCAGGAGTTAATTCATTTTCTACAGGCTCTAAATCTTTTTTACGTTGTTCTAATATTTTAGCAACCCTATCTTTTTCTAATTGTTCAGCTTTTTCTTTTGCCTTACGTTCGTTTTCTTCTTTTTTGGCTAATGCAGCTTTTCTATTTTCTTCTCTTTTTTCTAATTCTTCTTTTTCTGTTTTAGTAAGTTCTTTTGAACCTTCAGAAAAACGTTTCATACTATCAGTATAAGCATTTTGTGTTTTCTTAAAACTACCACCTACTTGGTCTATACCTGCTGTAATTGCATCTGCATCTAAAGTAAAAATACCTTTAAGAATTTTCATTACACCACCACCTGATTCTTTTATGAAAGTAAAGTAACCCATCATAGCAGAATAGACCATACTAATACCTTTTGAAACGTATGGTAAAGCATCTGTAGCTAAATCTATAAATGTATCAAATAATGGTTCTACTGCTCTAAATACACCTTGAAAAGCCTTCTTTAAACCATCAATTATTGGCTGTACTTTTTTCATAGCACCTTCATTTTCAGAAAATGCTGCTACCAATCCACCAAGTAATGAAACAATTAAACCAATACCTGTAGCTTTTAATGCACCACCAAAAGTTTGTGTAGCAACTTTGGCTCTATTGATTCCTGCACCAAGCATTCCTAATGGACCACCTGCTTGTTCTAAACTATCTACCCAATCAGAAGATGTATTTTTAGCAGATTTAATCTTATCTTCTAAATCATCAATTTGATTATATATCCTTTTAAATTCTTCAGAACCTGCAGCAGTATCTTTTAACTGTCTTTTTAATGCTTTTAAACCTGCAATAGATTCATCAACATTTGATTTTATTTCTAAATTTACTACTTTATTTTCCATTGTCTTTTTACTTGTTCAAAACCTTGTTTCCAAGAAGTTACTAATTTATATTTTCCTTTTGCTATTTCTATTACTTCGCTTTGTCCGTAATGTTTTTCAAGTGCTAATAATTCTAAAATGTTCTTTATCATAATTCATTTAATAATTCAAGTGTACTTTCACCTGTTGTTAAATTTGTTGTTATCTTATTAATTATAAATAGCCTATCTACAATTTTCATTCTATCATTTAATTTAAAGTTTAATAAAACTGATAATGGTAAATATGCTTTTAAAGTAGTTAATCTATTTTTAGGATTAAATACATTCATTATGTAGTCTTTATAATACAAATCAAATAAAGTACCTGTAAAGTTATTTGTTCCTGTCCATTCGTTTAATTCAGCTTTAAAATTAATATTGCTTGTGCTTGTTCCTGAACTTAAACTCCTACTATTAGAAGGTAATATATAAGAAGTAATTTCTTGGTGTGTAGAAGTAGTTGGTTTAAATGACATACTAACCCCTGTTTGCAATATTGGATAAAACAATAAAGGTTTACAAAGTGATGATTCATAGTTACCTGTAGCAGAATTATAATTATCAGTTGCTGAATATCCCCATTGTATATCCGTCAATGTATTTCCATTAACATTATATAACCTTTCATATTTAAAATGTGAAAATGGTAAAGTTACTTTGTAGATTTCGCCATCTATTTCAGATGATTCATTAAATAATTCTGTACCCCATTCGTAGTTATATTGTTGATTGTGTTTTAAAGCTAAAAGTTGTTTAGTATCTTCATAACCAAATTCAACTTGTTTAAATGGTAAAGCAACATTTACAGATTTTGTATCTGTAGTTATGTATTCCGTAATATCGTAAACATTAGAAGTTGCGTAAAAACTATTTAAAGTTTTAACTACTACAATTCCATTATCTAAATAAGCAGTTAAATTAAACATTTTAAAAATACCTGTTAAGAAGTCTATTACTTTTATTTCAGGCGTTTGTTGTGCAATATCAAATATAAATGTATTGTTTGTATTAAAACTTCCTGTATTATAAGTATCATAAACAACTGTACTTGGATTGTCAGGTAAATCATATCTTGGTATACTTAAAGCTGCAGATAAAGTTATTATAACTTGAGCCTGAATGTAAAATGTATATTGTGCTACATCTAAAACACCTAAATTAATTGTTTGTGTGTTGTTTAAAGTATTACTTTGATAAAATAATTCTCCATTTCTAAATACACTAATTTTATAATCACTTGATGTAGTTGGAGTAATTACCAAATCTGTATTACCTGCGCCTGTATTTTCAGTAACAACTAATGTATTATAGGTAGAAAAATAACTAACTGCACCTGTTCCACTCCAATAGTTTATAATTTCAGGCGGATTGATTCCACTTCCTACACCTTGTACATCACCTTTAGCACGATGTAACCATAAAAATAAATTATAGTAATCTAAATTAGAACTATTAAAAAAGTCAGTGCTAAAAGTTAAACCATATTTAGTTGCAATAGCTTGTATTATATTATTTAAACGAATAGCGTACTTTAAATCAGACCATAACAAGCCGTGATGATGCCCACCACCTGTATCATAATGTAAATTTCTTTGGTCAGTTCCGTGTCCACCACTACTATCAAAATAATATCTATTTGTGTGTGATATAAATGGAACTATTACATCGTTTGTTGTAGGGTTTAATTGAAATTTAGATAATACATTTGAAGCGTTATAAACTTGATTGTATGCTGATAAATCTAAAGCGTTTAATTTATCTTCGCCTATAAGGTCTTTTAAGTTAACAGTATTACCAAAGTATGTAATTCTATAGGCGTATGGTTTATTGTCCTTTAAATCAACCCCTTCTAACTTCACTTTACCTGTATTAAACCTAACTGCATCTATTTCTATGTATGCGTTTATTTTTATACGTGCATCGAAGCCACCATCAATATCATAATTATAATAATGTTTGAATAGTTTATTGTTTTCTGCTGTTGCAGGTATTGTAAACGTTTTAGAAAATTCTGTAAATATTTTAGATATATCTTTTACATCCTGAATAACTTGTGTAATAGAAATTGATTCATCAGCAAATAAATCTGTTCTTTGATATTTACTTGCAAAAGCTTGTTTACCACCTAAACCAAGTAAAGTAGTATTTAAACAATTATAATTTTCAAATATTGCATTATCAGCTTTTACTCTTGTGATAAATTGATTTTGAAAATCTTGTGTAGTATCTATATATTGATTGCTCTCTAAATATAAAGCTAAATTTAAAATCATAGTACATAGTTTAAAGAGTTGTAAGCATATTCAAAATCT